GATGCAGGCAAACAAATAAATAGCGATATTTTAGATGCGCTGCGGTACGCTGAAGAAATGCGGACTGCTCTCCGAATTATCCATACACAGGCCGGAATTCCAGATGCGCTCGATGCTAACCATGTCAGGGAATTAACCGCGAAGGTGCTGCGGATAAAAGGGCATTGAATGTGGCAACCGATTGATACAGCCCCCAGGAATAAGCGCGTAATCGTTTGGGGCGGCGCAGAGGTGTATTGCGCTCATTGGGTGCAGAATCCCGTTACTGGAGACGAAGCGTGGATAGTTGCTGAATTTGGAGACGGCGAACAAGCTCTAGTTAGAGCCACCCATTGGTGTCCTTTACCGCCTGGCATAGAATGCACCACGGTATAAAAAACCCGCCTTTTGAGCGGGTTTGTATTGGTTGATTATTTAACTGGCTGCCTGCAACTGACAGGCCAGCCGGTAGAGTGATAACGGGCAACCACGCTTAATCGCCCATTGCATTGCAGCATACCGCCCACAAGTTTTGCGAAGTTTTGCAGCCTGTAGTGCTATCTGTGCATTTTTGGTCATGATTGCGCCCCCATTTCAATGATTATCGAAAACATGGTACAGATTACCGTTAACGCGCAGTTCATCCTCTTCGCCGTTGTAATGGTTAAAATGAGCGCCGTATCCGTCATACCGGACATATTCTGCCTGTAGTCTTTCCAGTGCACCCGGCATAGTCAGGATGATATTTCCGAGCTCGTCATGTTGGCCGGATTTTTGAATATCTTTCACGGCGTCAACATCAATCCCGGTTATATCAGCTATCAACCAGTCAGCAAAACATCCTAGAACGTACTCATCGCTGGCTAGTTCGTCTTGCTGTATTCTGTCGATGGCAGCATCCTCAATAAACCGCACCCCGTCAACCTCAAAATCATTGTCGTCGGCTTCGATATGCGCTATTACTTCATCCGCATCCGGCCCTGAAAAGAGCATGGCGCAAAATTCTTTAATTTGTGCTTTTGTTGTTCCCATGATGTTTTTCCTTTATGTTTGTTGTTAAAATAATGCTCTTTCCTCTTTTGCTGCCAGCCAACCATTCTGATAGGCAAGTTTATTGGCTTTGCCTTTAATGCCGGAATGAGGCTCCATTGAAAATCTGTGGATATATGCCTCATACCCTTTCCGATATGCTTCACCATGCAAAGCTTCAAGCTTGGTGCGTTCTTCAATTGTCAGATATACCGGCATTGGTGGGATAACCATTTTTTCCGGAACATATGAAGCAACTACATCATGCCTTGCAATTCTCAATTCTCGTTCTGCTTCGTCTCGATCTTTATCTGTTTTCGCTACCATCATTTTCTTTTTTGCAATAATGACGCGTTCTTCAGCTGTCAGTTCTTTTGTATTTGTTGCTTCCATGATTCACCCTTTCTCGTGATTAACCAGTTCTGGACTGGATTACGCACACTCTAGCCCTGCAAAAGTTTTGTGTCAATCCCCCTCTCTCACTTTTTTATAACTTTTACATTTTGTTACAATTACTATCCCGGTATGCCTCGCGCCCGCCTGCGTGTTATATATAGGGTCAGGATAACCAGGAAGGCCGTTAGGGTGATATTGGGTTATAGCCTATAGATCAGACTGTCTGATTCTGGATTCTGGATTATTCTGGATTCTAGTCTATGGGAATACTGATTCTGGTCGTTAGGGCACCTTCCCAGCCATCCGCACTAGTTCTTTCGGCTAGTATCGCCACACGTTACTAGTTCTTTTGGGTAATCCCACCAGATTAAATAGATCACGTGATCCATTTTCCAATTCCTGCCAATCCTACCAGAGCGCTCATCCTGCTCAAGCTGCACCCTTCCATTCCTCTCGGCTGGCTTTGCTCTCGGCGCCTGTCCTCTCGCTGACCACTGGCTACTGCTGGTTAGTGCTTACTACGGGGGGGTGGCCTGACTTGGTCGGGAATTATTTTTAGCACCCACCTAGCCTTACAAAAAAGAGAATTAGGTATTTTGTGGAAATGACTGTGCTACTGAAGGGATATTATGGACAAGATGGATGTTCCTATTGGGATACTATAGATAAGATGGTAAGGGAGTTGTCCCCCCCCTTGCTGGTCGGAGAGGGGAGCGCCAGCAGATGAAACTAGGTAAATCTTGTGAACTCGGTATTACGAGCGTACTTTGGGGTTGCCTGCATTTACCCGCCACACTTGGTGAAGATTGTGCGCCGCCAGTTTCGGTGCTGCCCAAAGGTTAAGTCCACCGAGGACAGCAGGTTTATAGTGGCTGGGGGAGAATCTACCCGTTGGCACTACGCAATATGGAGCGGTTCCTATTGCGCCGTCTGGACTATTGATACTGGTTGACGAAACCATGAAAGTGAGTACACTTTATAACTGTGGAAATTCGATGTCAAGAGGTAATATGGATAAAGAACGATTTTATTCGGATGCTGCTTACCGGAAAGAGTTGAAAGATAAGAAGCGTCAGGCTAACGCGGAGAAGTTCCAGCGCGAGAAGGCGATGAAGAAGAATGACAGGGCGATAAGTGCACCTCTTACCTCGGAAGCCAATAAGGAGAGAGTACAGGAGTTCAAGCGGATGTTACTGCACGCTCCTGTTGGGGAGTCTGTTATCCGTAAAGTGATAGACATAGCTCGGAACGACGACCACCCAGGTCAAATGGCGGCCATTAAAATCTGTATGGATAGACTTTTACCTGTCTCTCTGTTTGAAGGGAAGTCTCAAGGGGAAAGACCGACAATCAATATCAATATCGGTGGGTTAGAAGTTGAACCAAGGGTGATAGAACATGACGACACTTGATTTCCGACTCCTTGATTGGCAAAGAAAGGTATTTGCTGATAATGCGAGATTCAAGATTATCTGTGCTGGTCGCCGGTGCGGGAAAACACGTTTCTCTGTGGTTAACCTGTTAGTTAATGGAGCGAACGCCCCAAAGGGGTCGGATGTGATGTACATCGCCCCTACTCAAGGGATGGCTAGGAAGTTGGTATGGAAGTTACTCCTGTCTATGGGTGCTGACATTATCGCCAGTTCCCATGTGAATAACATGGAGATAACCCTGATAAACGGTACTACTATATATGTATGTGGTGCCGACAATCCCGATACCCTACGTGGAAACGCTCTCTACTTCGTGGTTCTGGATGAGTATGCCTTTATGAAGAAGGACATCTGGGAGGAAATCGTTAGGCCCTCATTATCCGACTTCAAAGGGAAAGCACTGTTCATTAGTTCACCGGAGTACAGGAACCATTTCTACGACATATATAAGAAAGGTCAGAATGAGGAGGATGAGTTTAAGTCCTGGCACTTCACTACCTATGATAATGAGACAATAGATAGGAAAGAGATAGAGGCCGCCAAGAAAACGATGGCTCCTTTCGCATTCCGAAAAGAGTACATGGCGAGCTTCGACACTATCGGGTCGGGTCTGTTCAAGGAGGAGTGGATTAAATATGGTGATGAACCTGAAAATGGACGATGGTTCATCGCTTGTGACTTGGCTGGTTTCGAGGCGATAGGTAAAGCTGAAGGAACGAAAAGGAAACTGGACTATAGCTCGATTTGTGTGGTGAAAGTAACAGACGACGGGAAGTGGTTTGTAAAGAAGATAGAGTTTGGTCGATGGGACGTAAGGGAAACCGCCGTCAGAATACTGAAGAACATAAGAGACTTCCGCCCGATGATGATAGGGATTGAACGCGGAACGACAATGAACGCTGTTTTACCTTATCTTTCGGATTTGATGCGGAAGAATAGTATCTTCGCCCATATTGAACCACTTTCACACGGAAATAAAGACAAAACGGAGCGGATAGTATGGGCTTTGCAGGGTCTTTTTGAACATGGGCGTATCATCCTGAACAAGGAGAACATGGAGGCCAGAGATTCCTGGCAAAGCGAACTGATAGATGAGTACATGGCCTTCCCGACCAAAGATGTACACGACGATCTGATGGATTCCCTCTCATTTATCGCCCAAATGGCTGTGACTTCATACGTTGAAAATGACGATGATGACGATTTTGAACCGATGGACTTGATTACTGGTTATTGACTTTATTTTGTTAGGTATGTATAAGTATCATCTGAAGTTGGTAAACACTAACTCATGGAGGCTAATATGCCGTTAAAACGTGGATCGAGTAAAAAGGTAATCTCCGAGAACATCAAGACTGAAATGGCTCATGGAAAGCCACAGAAACAAGCTATTGCCATCGCAATGAGGGCTGCTGGAAAGTCGAAAAAAAGTAAACGAGGGTAATCATGGCTTACTCTGATAATGAAGAAGAACAGAGTCAGTATTACCAACCAACGGAGGCTGACAGATGCCTTCTTGAGTTCGTTGTTTCACATACTGACAGGTGGAGGGAGTTCATAGAACAGAACTACCTGAAGGATTGGGAACAATACGAGCGTATTTTCCGTGGTCAATGGGCCGAACAAGACAAAACCCGTGGTTCTGAACGCTCCCGTGTCATTTCTCCCGCTACACAACAGGCTATCGAAACTCGCCATGCAGAGCTTATGGAGGCCATTTTCGGTCAAAATGAATATTTCGACATCGCGGATGACCTGAACGATGCAAATGGGACGAAAGTTGACGTTGAAAAGCTGAAAAACCAGCTAAAAGAGGATTTTGCACAGGATAAAATCCGAAAAAGCATCGAAAATATCTCACTCATGGGTGAAATCTATGGGACAGGTATAGGTGAAATCGTCATTTCGATGCAAACGCAGTATGTTCCGATGGCTGTACCACTGGACAACACTTTCATGGCTCATGGAACGACTGAAAGAGAGCGTCTTTCGGTAAAACTGAACCCAGTAAACCCAAAAAACTTCCTTTTTGACCCAAATGGTACGTCCATTGACGATTGCATGGGTGTCGCGGTTGAAAAACACAATATCTCAATCCACAAGATTGTAAAAGGTATAGAAAGCGGGAAATACCGCGATGTGGATATTACCTGTAGTGGTGATGACAGTACACTCTACTCGGTAAACGAGAAATCATCCTATGATGAGGACAGAGTTTCGCTGATGACCTATTACGGGTTGGTTCCTAGAGAATATCTCGAACCGGAAAATGGATCACGTGATACCTTTTCCGAGGAAACCCCCGAAAAATCTAGCTATAAACCGTATGAAGATTACGAGGACATGGTTGAGGCCATTGTAGTCGTAATGAACGGTTCAACCATCCTGAAGGCTGAAAAGTGCCCGTACATGATGCAGGACAGACCTGTAGTCTTGTATCAGGCCGACACAGTACCGAACAAGATTCTTGGTCGTGGTACAGCAGAAAAAGCCCTGAACATGCAGGTATCCATTGATTCCTGTGTCCGTTCTCACATGGACATTCAGGCTCTTACTTCGGCTCCGATGGTCGGGTTGGACGCTACACGACTCCCTCGAGGTGCGAAGTTCGAGGTAAAACCAGGTAAATCGTTCTTTGTTAATGGTTCCCCTCAAGAAATCATCTATCCATTCAAGTTCGGTGCTAATGACGGTGTTGCACTTGCTACCAGCAAGGAATTTGAACGTATGCTCTTAATGGCAACTGGTACGATGGACTCCGCTGGTCAGGTAACTCAAGTATCCAGAGACGGTAATCTGGATATGGCTACCGCAACGATGATTAAGAAGTACAAGCGGACGCTCATAAACTTCCAAGAGGATTTTATGATTCCGTTCATCTACAAGGCTCTCTGGAGGTACATGCAGTTCGACCCTGAACGGTATCCTTCCGTAGATGTGAAGTTCATTCCGACTGCTACTCTTGGGATTATTGCTAGGGAATACGAGCAGAAACAGCTTGCGTTCCTGATTCAGACTCTTGGGGCGCAATCTCCACTGACCCCTGTGCTAATGGAAGGAGTATTGAGGAATTCTTCCATGCAGAACAGGGAGGAAATGATCGAAGGTATGAGGTCTCTTGCTAAACCTGACCCACAGGCCCAACAGATGCAGATGCAGGTCGCACAGATTGAATTGCAGGGTAAACAGGCCGACACAGCGAAGAAGATGGCTGAAGCCCAAAAGACCACTGTTGAAGCCCAACTCGCTCCAGACATCGCAAAAGCGAAGATGATTGCTGCATTGTCAAACAACCTCGATGACGATAACGAAAGCAGGGACTTCGAGCGCAGGGCGAAGATTGCTGAACTGATGCTGAAGGAACGCGATATTGACAGCAACGAGACTATCGCCAGAATGCAGTTAGCGAGTAGCAATGCCAAACAATAAGAAACTCGCCACGGGAGCAATAGGTACTGGTGCAGGGACATTAGCCTACACTGTCCCCGCTGGATACAAGACGAGAGTGGTAGATATTGCCATATCCAATACCACGTCTGGTGCATTGAATATCACTCTACATTTCGTTCCGTCTGGTGGTTCTCCTTCCGCTGCTACTCAATTTATCCCTGCATCTAGTATTCCAGCAAACAGCACCTTACAGTTCTATGGTGAGCAGATATTGAATCCGGGTGACTTCATCCAAGCGATAGGTTCTGGCTCAGGACTTACCATGCACATTTCCGGTGAGGAGTTCAGATGAAATCTTCATCATATCCAGATGTATTGAAATTAACTGATATTGAGAATGGTTCAGCAACAGTAGCATATGGGCATCATGGACTGGTTACAATAATAGATTATCAAGCACTTATTGGTCTTGGTGTATTGGTAAATCATTCTACATTCAGGGGAATTGGGCGCAGGGCTTCAATATCAACGGCTGTAACTGGTGATGATATATGGGAAGGTGTATCAACATCCTTGGCATATCCAAACCAAACAACAGGAGAGCAATGCACACTGGTATCTACTAGTGCGAATGACACATCAGCGGGAAGTGGAGCGCAACAGGTAGATGTTCATTATCTTACAAATACTGGTGAAGAAGCGCATGAGGTTGTAACGATGAATGGCACAACGCCAGTCAATACGGTTGCTACGAATATACGCTTCGTTCAACACATCCATACAAGCAGGGTTAGCACACTTGGCACAACAGCAGCGGGTGATATAAAAATATACAGCACGGCAACTCCGGCAAATATATTCAACATCATCAAGGCAGGCGGGAATGTCTCACTAGGTTCACATAGGATGGTTCCACTCGGTAAGAATTTCTATATGAATTATATCAAAGCAGATGGAGTTGATAATAAACCTCTATCAATAAGATTGAGGGCGACGTGTGATTATGATGGGGTATTAACTCCAAATGTATTCATATTTAATGAAGTGTTTGAATTGGAGAACGCAACATCTTATATGAATCTTGCTACTCCAAGAGTGTTCCCACCATTGTGCATAATCAAGGGAACTGCCTATGCTTCAAGTGTTGGTGGTAATGTTTCGTTATCTTATGGCGGATGGCTTGAATAATGAATGAAAATCTACGAAAGTATTACGAGAGACGTCTGGAAATGTGCAACTCACAGGCATGGAAAGACCTGATGGAAGATGTGGAAGCTATGTTAGTGGCTACTAACACGCTGGACGGTGTAAAAGAATGTGATTTGAGATTCAAACAGGGTGAAGTCTCAATCATGCGCTGGTTACTCTCCGTTAAGGAAATGAGCGAGGAATCTTTTGAAAAACTGAAAGAGGAACGGTAATGCCTTTATACGACTTCAAGTGCAGGAAATGCGAAAAGACATTGGAGAAAATCGCCAGCATTGACACGGTAGCCATCACCTGTGACTGCGGTGACCTCATGGACAAACAGATAGGTATGCCGATGATTTCCCTGGATGGAACCGACCCTTCACTACCAGGGGCTTACGACAAATGGGCTAGGGACAGGCAGAAAAGACGTAAAGAGCATGACAAGAAAAACAGATAGTGAGTAACCTAGGATGCACTAACGTGAAAGTAACCGGCTCGCCGAAAGCGAGTCCGGGTTGACTGTAGGGTTGGGCGTCAATGAGTTGTGCTACCAGAAGGAACAATGGTATTTGCCCCTTCTCGTTTGATTAACCCAGATTGTTCAAGTGAAGTAAATAGATTTTGTATGGCATTATTTAGCGAAATGACGGATACCAATGGCATTATCACTCGACAAACTGGACGAGATACCGCTGTGTTCTTTTCAACATTAACTCTAGTGCTGCACATATCAAAACGAAGAATATTGTCTTTGAACTCAAAAGAATGAAAGGAATCAACAAATGTCTCAGTCAACGTCGAATTCGGATCAAGAAAAACCACTTTCATTTCAGGTTGCTTCGCCATTTGTTCTTCCTTTCATTTGGGTAAGTGAGGATGGGAATGTGTGGCGTACCTTGACGCCCAACGGCGAGTTGAGGGGCGAAGCCGCGCAGCTGCGGAGTCCGCTCTAACGGAGGGTTAGAGGTATAAATCATGGCTGAAGAAATCCAACAGGATGCTTGCCTTCTTGCATATCAACGATGGCAAGCACATAACCCAAAAGTAGAGATATTTCCCATGAACCTAATTTATCATTCCAGTCCTTTGGCACGGCATGGAATGTTATCAATGATGTTGCCTGCGGAGTTGTCTCCGAAAGAAGACAATGAACATCATTCCAAAGTAACTCGGGCGGAGTGGATTCGCGCAACAATATAACGTAAATTGCATGTTAGTTAGTATTTACTTGCATTTGTTTTTTTATTGTAGTATATAGTACAACTATAGGTCTGTGATAAGACCGGAACGGAGAGAAAAATGGATGAGAATAAGGGTGAACTTGAAACTGTTTCCGAACAAATCAAGGAACAGGAAAGTACAGAGCAGCAAGGACAGCCACAGGATGACGTGCCGGAGAAATACCGGGGACGTAAGTTCAGTGATGTTATCGCAGAGCTTGAAATGGCGAACAAGAACATGGGGCGCTATGCAAACGAGCTTGGCGAAGTCCGTAAGCTGGCTGATGACCTAATCAAGAGCCAACTCAAACCAGTTGAACAGAAACAGGTTGGGAACAAACCGGATATTTTTGAAGACCCGGATGGATATGTTCGCAACGCAGTAGAATCGAACCCTCGTTTGCAGGCTATCGAGAAGTATGCGATGCAGGCACAACAGGAAACGGTAAGGCAGAGGATGATGCAGTTACATCCAGATGCACTTGAACTGGCCCAAGACAGTAAGTTTCAGGATTGGGTAGGTGCAAGTAATGTTCGCAAGGAACTTTTTGCGAGAGCCGACAAATTCGATATTGATGCTGCCAATGAACTATTCTCTACCTACAAAGAGTTGAATGCTTCGCGTAACAATGCTTTGTCTGAATCAGAAAAGCAGGCCCGTAAAAAGGCTATCGGTAATGCGGAGGTTGATTCTGGTGGTAGCGGTGAAAAGTCAAAGAAAATCTATAAACGTTCCGAACTTTTGGACAAGATGGCACGAGACAAGAAGTGGTTCGCGGCTAACATGGAAGAAATTACTGCCGCCTACGCCGAGGGTCGAGTGCGTTAGCTTCCGGGATTGATAGTCCCGGATAAACTCAAAACTTTAGGAGATAATCATGGGACTTGGTTCAAATCACACAACTACCACAGTAGCGGATAAATGGATCCCCGACATGTGGGAGGACAATATCGTTGCCACCTATCGCGGTGCATCGGTAATGCGCAACATCGTCGAAGTCAACCAACACGGGAAAAACAAGGGTGATGTAATTCATCGTCCTAATCCTGCTCGCGGTACAGCCTCGGCAAAAGCAGCAAATACTGCGGTTACATTTACTGCGGATACTGCTGGCGAAATCACCATCAGCATTGACAAGCACTACTACCATGCGCGTTTCTACGAACGTATTGCGGAGTACTTGGCCCTGTCGAGCATGATGCCGTTCTACACCAAAGATGCTGGTCAAGCCCTGGCAGAACGGATTGATGCCGAACTGCACAAGATCATGGCTACGATGCAAGGCGGTTCTATCGCTGGTGCAACTAACCTGTTCGAGAAGGGCGTTATCGGTGGTGATGGTTCCACCAACTTCTCTGGTGCCTCTGGTGGTAATGGTACTGCTCTGACTGATGCTGGTCTGCGCCGTGCAATCCAAACGCTGGAGGATAGCAACGTAAACCTGATGGAGTGTAACTTTGTTGTTCCGCCTGTCGTCGGTAATTCGCTGCGTTCCATTTCGCGTTACACGGAACAAGCCTTTATCGGTAACGGTGATGCAATCAAGACTGGTATCGTTGCTCGTCTGTATGGTGTTGACGTTCTGCAATCCAGCCTGTGTCCGTGGATTCACTGCAACAGCGTAACCAATACGCAGTCTGTCACATTTACATCAACCGCTCCTACTGGTGCAGCATTCGTTGATGAATTTGGTCTGACAGTTGACTGGAACACCAGTTCTCCTACCGATACCAAGTATCGTGCTTGCGCCCTTGTTCACAAGGATGCGATTGCACTGTACGAGGCAGGTAAGATCAACGTCAACCATGAGTATCAGGCAACATACATCGGTACTGCCGTTGTATCTGATGCAATCTTCGGTTGCGGTGAGGTTCGAGACTACGGTGCCATTTCGATCATTGTCCCGGCCTGATGAATCCGGGGGAGGAAACTCCCCCGTTCAACTAATCTGAAAGGAGAACATCATGGCTGTTACAGTGATTCAAGGGGCGCAACAACTCCCCGGTACATTTAGCGAGATGTGGCTTGTAAAGGTCACAGCACTCGACTTCGGTAACGCCGCAACTGGTTCTGGTACGTTCGCATCATTGGACATTACCGTTCCTAACGTGGCTATCGGTGATATCGTAATGGGTATCGCTGTCGGGGTTGATACGGTGGATGCTGTTATCGGTGGTGCCGTTACTGCTGCAAATACCGTAACTTTGACGTTACTCAATAACACTGCTGGTGCTGTTGACCTTGCGTCAACGACCGGACGATTTATTGTAGGCCGTCCAAGTTGGTAAACGAACGGGGCGAAAGCCCCGTTTATCATGGAGGGATGATGAGAGTAGAGTTCCGTTGCAAAAAGAGTGGAAATTCCGTTTTCTTTGTAAATGAGGTTGATATTGAATCAATGCGTAAAGAGACGGAATACGAGGAAGTTAAAAAAGTTACCGCAGAGGAAAAGGAAGTTGTGGATGAGCAACCGACAAAACAACGCGGAAGGCCGAAGAAAGTATAGTTTTCGGTGTGTAACTGATGATGATTTTGAAATACTGTGGAAGGCGTACCAAGAAGGGTCATTCAACCTTCCAAAGATGACAAAACTAGGGTTCTTATCCTGGTTTAGCATGACAAAATCAAGGTATCACGAAACCTTGATAGTGGAATGCGATGGAGTAGGAATAGCGTTTGTTTGTGCATATTTCGATGGATGGAAATATGAACCGCATGTGGAGTTTTTTGCTGGAGTATCCGCCCGGCGAAAACTGGAAAGCACAATCGAATTCTTTGATGAAATGAGTAAGCGCGATGATATTGGTGTAATAGTGGTTAAAGCATTAAAGAACACATTATTCGAGCATCTTGTTTCACGAAAATGTTTAACTTTTGTCGGCGTAATGCCTAATGGAGACTACCGTGGCGATGAATACATCTACTCAAGGACAGGGAATGCTGTCACCCAAACAACCAAATCAGCAGGCAGGATATAACGGGATTGTTAATGTTAATGGTGAAAAGGTGAAAGTAGTCGGTGGTGTCGCTGAATATGATGGTGAATCCTATTATGTATCCGATGATGGAAGCATGGTTGTGGACAAGGAAAGAAATTTAGTTGGATATGTAGAAAATGGTGTATTCAAACCAATGGATGAAGAACATCTCTCTGCACTTCGGACTAAAGGTAATCTGGAGGAATAATCATGGGCGGAGTAGTAAGTTCAATTGGGAAGGCAGTCGGTAGTGTTGCAAAGGTCGCTGTTCCTGTGGCTGCTGCATATTTTGGTGGCCCTCTTGCTGCATCTGCTCTTGGTGTTACAAGTGCAGCCGGTACTATGGCTGTTACCGGAGCGATTGGTGGGGCAACAGCAGGACTTACAAGTGGTGGTGGATTAGAAGGTGCATTGAAAGGTGCTGCATTGGGTGGTGCGTTAGGTTATGCCGGTGGTTCTTTGATGCCGGCTGCAGGTGGAATGTTGAGTTCCGAACAAATAGCATCTCTTTCTGGAAATCCAGAAGCATTTTTGGCCTATCAGCAAGCAGGGATGATTCCTAGCAGTATGTCTCCATCTGGGATGTTGAATATAGAACAAATACAATCCCTCACAGGGAATCCTGAAGCATTTAGGGCTTATCAAGAAGCAGGAATGATTCCTTCTGGAATGTCGATGGGTTCGACTGGAGATATTTTTACAGCACCTAACTTACTTACTGGTTCAAGACTTCTCTCCACTGGACTTAATCTTGCAGGACAATATGCTCAAGGCAGAGCAGCTACTGTTGCAGCAGGTGATGTAGCTAATGCGCAGATTCAAGCAGCAAGGATAGCAGCAGAAGCTGCAAAATTCAAACCGGTTGGAGTTGCAACAAGGTTTGGTCAATCCAAATTCGGATATGATGCTAGTGGGAATCTAATATCTGCTGGATACGAACTTTCTCCTGAAGCAAAAGCACAGCAAGACGCGTTAATGGCTATGTCTGGTCAGACTCTTGGTCAATATCAGGCCGCACCAGCATTGGTAGCGCCAATGGGAACCGCAGCACAGAGTATGTTCAATCTAGGACAGGGTTATCTTGCCACGACCCCACAGGAACAGGCTGCGAAGTATATGGCGGAACAACAGGCATTACTCGCACCTAGCCGTGAACGCGAATTAGCGGCTTTACAGGCGAGATTGCAGGCTCAAGGTAGGATGGGGCTTGCTACTGGTGGAACAACGACTATGGCCCCTTCTAATCCAGAAATGGAGGCATATTACAACGCATTGCGCCAACAAGATTTGGCACTTGCAGCACAAGCCACTCAAGGTGGGCAGCAATATGCGAGATTCGGTGCTGATGTAATAGGACAAGGTGGAAGAACATTAGCTGATAT